CAGATGAAACTTCTTTGATAACAGACTCACGAACTAACGCATCTTCAGACTGTTTCTTTTCAGTAAGTTTACCGATAGTCTCGTTTAACTTACCTTCTAATTCTTCAATCTTCTGTGCTTGTGATTCTAAGATATCATATTTTTCGTCTGGAACATCAATATAATGTTCTTCAAACAATGCCTTTAGACCAGTGATGAAATCTTCAGCAATCTCACCTTTGAGTCCTCTTTCAATTGCAAGTTCATTTTCTTTCATCCACTCACCTACAACGTAGTCAAGGTAACCATCTACCTTTTCTGCGAGTTCAGTTTTGAATGCTTCATGTTCTTCTGCAATCTCTTGAGTCTTCTCAAGTTCAATTCTTTCCACCTCTGGACGAATTTTGGATTTAACAGCAGCTTCAAAGATAGTAGATGCTTTTTGTTTGAACTCTTCAGAAAGGTCTTCACCTTCTACGAGTGCATCAACATCTTCTTTAACTGAAATAGAAGCAAGTCTCTTTTCAATCGCCTCTTTAGCTTTTGCAAGACCTTCTAATTCAATCTCTTCATCAGTTGCCTCTACCTTGTCACCCATCATTTCATCATAGGCAGCCTGTAGGTCAACTTTCTTCATGCTGTTGATTTTCTTTGTCATGGCAGCAGCCATTTCGGTTTTGGTCATGGGTTTATCTCCATGTTCCATTTCCTTGAGTTTTTTAGCTTCAGCAACCACTTCCTCATCAGTTTCGGTTTCTTCCTTAACTGAATCAGCTTTTTGGTCACCTTTTTCGGAACTCTTGATAGAACCATCTTGTTTGACTTTCTTAGCAGCATCGGCTTTCTTTTCGTCACCCTTAACTACTGGAGCACCTAAATCTTCAATCTCATCTTCTTCTGCATCAACTTTTTTCATTGGTTCAGCTTTCACTGCACCTTGTCCAGCAGGAGAAGAATCCTTCTTCATTTCGGCCTCATTCAAGTCAGCAAGAACTTCAGCTTCAAGTTCCTCTATTGTCTTATCAATTTCTGACATTTGAGTCTCCTTATTAATATATTAATAATCCTCTTACACTATATTTAGTAATTATAATTTTTTGAGGAATTTTGCGAAAGCGAGTGCTTGGTAATTCGCTTTTCTAGAACGCACATTACGTTCCATTTCGTCCTTGAGAGCAGCAACTTCTTGTTCTTGTAACAATCCGTTGTTCCAAACCCACTCTTTTCCTTCCATAATACCTTCTACGAAAGCATTTGGAGCGGAAGGGTCTGCAACGATATCAGCTGCAGTCGCAAGGTAGAAATCGTCATTAACGTAGTTTGCACCATTTTTCTTAGTCAAACTACCCATGCCCCTAGAGGACACAGCGAGTTTACCACCATCATCCATAATATTTTGTACAATTTTACCCATTGGTGTTGACATAACTTTTGCCTCACCAACGAAGTTTTTCCCATCTGGTTTTAAACTAGTTACCATGTGGGATACTTTATCTAAGTTTACTGTCGGGCCGTCTGGGTGTCCTAGTTCCCCATATGCACGATTTTGTTCAATAAACTCTTTATTGTATCTCTCTACTTCTTTTTCTAGAACGTCCATAGGATAGACACGACCATTACGGTTCTTGATTTCGGCTTGCATGAATACACCCTTTAACTTAAAGGATTTTTTACCGTTCTCTTGTTCTTCCGTAATGTATTCTACTTCATCACTAAAATTTTCAGATATTAGTTTCATGTCCTCACTCCTACTTCAGATTATTATATCCAGAAACTTTTCTAAGTTTCAACCAGATAGTTCCTACAGACGCACTTCCGTTTGTCAACTTAATATCACCAGTTACACCAGAACTTTCTGGATTTGGAATAGAAGGCATTGACTGAGCACCAGTATTATACGCACCATTTCCGTTTAGTGATAATGCAACATCTGGCGAACTAGCGTCAAATAGAATGTTTGTTTGTGAACCAGTAGTCCATTGACAAGCAACAATACTTAATCTTGGATTTGAAGCCGCACCTTCAAGTGCAGAGGCATCAACAATACTGGCTGCACTGTTTGTTCCAGACGTTGTTACCTTAACAACTGTCTCAAAACTCTTATCCGAAAGGATAACTGCACTTACTGCCATTGATATTCTCCTAACATTTCTCGTTCAAAATACTTCATAAGTTCATTTTCACGCACTTTAAACTTACGAGCGGCATCTTTTATAGTCTTTTCAAAACTATTTAGGAAATCTGAAGGTTTCGCATCCATAACACCAAAGATATGGTCTACCGCTTTACGCATTGCAGGCGATAGTTTCTTATACTCTTTGGTTTTCTTGTGCTCGTCCTTTTCAGGCAAGTCAAGCTGATTGAACCTCTTCTTCATTTTCCACCTCTGGAATATGTTGCGTTACCATTGTATTTGCAACTTCTTCTCTTCTTTTTTCTAATGCAGCTCCAACCTTTGTTGAGATTGCATTTTTAAATTGCGATTCTGCACCAAGATTATCTCCAGATGCGATTGCGTCAACTATGTCTTTACTCATTTTTTAACCACCTTCATTTCAGTTATTTGTTCGCCACTTTTGGGTTTGTTAGACATCATCATGTCATCTTCACCACCACCTTCATCTTCAATTTCTTTTGTCATGAACTCAATCTCTTCATCTGACATACGAAGAACATTCTTTTGAATCCATCTCTTAGAATAGAAATTACCGATATAAGGTTCTAGTGTTCCTAACATATCTATACGTTCTCTCAAGATTTCTGCATCACGCAACTCTGCGAAATGACCGTCTTGTAACCAATCGTATGCAATATGTTCTTTCATTGCATCCCACTCTTCTTCTGCAATCACACCAGTAAGAACTAGTTGTGTACGCAGTAAATCGTGGAATAGAACTGTAAATTTCTTTCTTAGTCTTTGTACGAACTTGGTAAATTTAAGTTCATCTCTTGTAATCTCTGTAGACCTACCTAAAGAGAAGTTCTGTTCAGCTTCCATTCTTGAAATCGGAACATTGAGTGACCTATACAGTTTTCTTTGGAAATAGATAATGTCATCAATCTCACCAAGATTAGAACCACCAGGCAGTGTGGTAATTTCTGTACCTCTACCACCTTCTCTTCTAGGTAACCAGAAATCCTCTAACATAGACATATGATTTCTGTCATCTTTAATCTCACCAGTAGATGCATCATATACCAGTTTGTTACGATAACGATTCATAACATCTTTTAGGTATTGTTCTGCTTTAATCTTTGGTAGATTACCAACATCAATGTAAAAAATTCTACGTTCTGGTGCTCTTGAAATTCTATAGATTACAAGACTATCTTCAATCATTCTCAGTTGGTTAACTGGTTTGATTGCTTTGTGTAGATAAGATAATACTGAACCTCTATTTTGGTCAATCAAACCAGAAGGACAGTATGAAATAGAATCTTCAGAGATTTTTAATCCGTTGTTTACAGAACCACCAGTAGTGATTCCATATTCATTGTAGATGTAGAAGTTAACTGCTTTTTGTTTTTCCTCTACTTGTGTAATAGGATTAGGTTTACCAGAAATCTTTTCTCTAACCTTCTTAATTTTCTGAGGGTCAATGTATCTTAATTCGGTAATACCTTTTCTTGGGTCTTTTGTATCAATAACCTTGTGATAGAATAAACGACCATCAACATACCACCTTCTAAAAATGTCATGTCCTTTTTCCGTAAAAGAAAGTAATTGAAGAATTCTATCAAACTCTTCACGAATACGTCTTTTAACTTTGTCGGATTGATTTAGTCCATCTAAGGCTAACGAAATGGGTTGGTCATATTCATTTGACGCAACCGCTTCACTAATAATATCTTCAATCGCACTATCACACTCTGGTTGTTGTGCAATATTACGATATCTCTTAAGCAAATCGTATTGGGTTCTATCCTTACCCTCTATATCATAGGTTGAAGAATAGAAACCACCTTGTGCAATATCTTCTGCACCATCATCAGAAGTAGGGAGCGTAAAGGACGCTCCCTCTTCATCTTTTTTACGAGTGATTGTGAAACCAAATAATTCAGCCATAATAACTCCTTTTCGTAGTACTATTTAGTACGACTATTAGAAGTTAACTGAAGAGGCTTCAAAGTGAGTATATCTCCAAGTTACTGAAAACTCTTCAATAGCGTTTGCAGTTTCCATACTCAACTCAATCGCACCAGTACCAGTAGGTTGACAGTTTCTTAGAATGTAAGATTTAAGAACTGTGTCATCCCTATCTAACTGTTCTACAGTCAAATCAGCAGTATAATCTGCAACATTTGTTAGACCAGTATTTGTTACTGTATCGTTGATTGCGTTCAACCATCTTTCAATTGCATTTCTGATAGCGAAGTCAGTATCATTGATAACAGTGGTTTCCCATGCTTCAAATTCTCTGTCACCAGCAACATAGAGGTTTCTACCTCTAAATGGTACTGGAATTTCACCCAGAGTTTGCCCCGGCAGAGCAGCAGATTTGATTAGAAAAGATGCTTTTCTTACGTCAAGTCCAGTTGCAATTGCGCCAGGCGTATTGAAAGTTACTCTAAACTGGTTTGCTCTCGCACCACCACCAATAAGGTTTGCTTTAAATTCGTCTATAGTAGCCATTTAATTACCCCCCTATCTCTGAAAATGCGACACCAGTTCTCACTGCAATGAAGTTCAACTGAATGAAGTTGATAGACCTAGCAGGTTTAATAAAGATGTCTGCGACAAATTCATTTCTATCAATTACCTCTCCAGTATTGTTAGTTCCATCTGCAACAACACTAAAGTCTGTGATACCCCTTCTACCTTGAATGTCTCTCAAGAAAGGTTCAACTAGATTTCTAAATTGTGCCCTTGTGAATTCATCATTGAACTCAAAGAGTTGGAATTTAGCAGCAGTTGCAATTGCTTTCTCAAGTAAGATAAACAATCTACGAACATTGATTCGGTCAAATGCACTTGGTTTTGCAAGAGCAGTTTTATCACCGAATAACACTGTTCCTTGGCCTGGGAAGGAAACAACTGGATTAATTCTAGCAGGATAGAGAATATCTCTCTGTGCCTTGGTTGGGTTAAACGCAAGTTTAACTGCACCACGAATTTGTCCTCTGTTGAAACCGCCGGGCGAGAAGAATGGGTCTGCAACTGTGTCTGTGTTTGCACAAAGACCAGCGATATCACCATTCAGTGGAACAAATCTGAATACGTCATTGAACTTGTCAAACATATACTTGTATCCACTATCAAAGACTGCGTATGATGAACTTGCAAGTCCGTCAAAGAAAGCCTTGACATTTGCAGCCTGTGTGGTAGAGTTTGCAACATTTACCACATCATCTCTTCTTGGTGAGATGAAGACAACAACGTCTTTTCTTTTTTCTGCAAGGTCAATCAGATTAGTCGCATGAGTTGTACCATTTGCACCAGCAGGAGCAGTACCAGCCATGATGAGGTTAACATCAACTGTTTCTGCATCTGCGAACTCTTCATATGCACTGTCCAGTTCACCAACTGTTACTGCATAATCGTCTGCACCACCACTAAGAGCGAAAGGAATTTCACCAGTAGTACCAGTTCCGACTGCGAAGGAATCACCAGCAGTACCAGCAGTACCAGCAGCGATTTTTCCACCACCAGCACCAAGAATTGTACTATGGTCTAACCAGTAAACAAATGATGATTGTTTGAAAATCACATCTGGGTAGTAGTTAGTTCCACCTTGTGCAGTTTTAGCACCAAATGCTTTTGATACAAATGCATATGTTTCCAGAACAGCATTTGTTCTTTCACCAGCAGTATCTTTTCTGAAACCAGAAATGTCACCAGTTCTATCAAATACAACAATGTGCATTTCGTCATCAGAAAGGTTTTTACCAGTTGCATATGGTGATGTGCCAGGCGCACTATCAAATAAATCATAGAAAGCCCAACGTCTACGAATAAACGAGTTATCTGGAATAATTGCTTTTACACCAGAACCATTTGGGTCATCTTTTAATCTAACTGTTAGGTCATTTGAGTTAATTGCAGTAATTTCATACTCATTACCCTCATCCCCAGAAACATGAGCGAAAAGTGCAGAATTAGAAGATGCATCAGCAGATGAGAAAGAAATTAAATCTCCCACATTAAATGCAGCTCCACTATCAACAGCAATTACTGTTGCACCTACAGCGTCTTCACCGACTGTCTGGTTTGATGAACCTAAGTTTTCTTCATAAGCAAGCGCACCCACACACATGGACACACCTAAACTATTTCCGTGAGTACCAGCAGTTCTAGCACCCCACTCCCCACTGGATGCTTGACCAGCAGAGTAATTATCTTGATAATGAGTGTCAGACTTAATCAAAAGACCAGAACCACCACTCATTGCGTTTAAGACAGCACTTTGTGCTCTAACAACTCTCAGTGCGTTTCCGTACTGAAGGAAGTTTGAAGCAGTAAAGAATGTCTCAAAGTTACTTCCATTGGGTTTACCAAAAAGTCTGACCAGTTCTTCTTCTGAAGAAACCGCTGTAATCTCACCAACTGGGCCTTTTTCAAAAGCACCAGCAATCGCACCAATAGAGGTGGATACGGCAGGAACAACATTGGTTAAGTCAACCTCTTTGACAAGAACCCCAGGCGATACTTGAAAAGGCATATTTTTTCTCCTTGTTCTACGTCAAATAAATCATTCTTGTGTATATTTAGTAAAATTAAGTTTCCAAAAACTCATTTTTATATGCACTTGAATCTATAAATAATACCATGTCATACTATAAACGATATCAAAAAACTATCAAAGAGGTTGCAAAGAAAAACTATAACCGAAGAATTATCTGGTTAAATGAATATCTTGCACCTTACTCTTGTCATCATTGTGGTGAACCAGAAACAGCCTGTTTAAAGTTTTACCCCCACGATAAAGAGATTCGTTTTAAATCTAAACGATTAGGTCTTAATGAAGAATCTAGAAAAGAAGTAGTTCACCTCATAGAAAAATCAAAAGTAGTTTGTTCCAATTGTTATATTAAATACGAACATGATATTATTGATATTATGTAGTATTTTACCAACTGCTATCGTAATCTCTTACAACTGGTGACCACCTTGTACCATATTCATCTATAACTGTTTCTCCAAGTGGGTCATCTAAACCGTTATCTACAAAACCAAAGGGTGCCATGTCTTGTTCTAGTTGGTCTTGTTGTTCTAAGAACATTCTTTCTCTGATATCTACATTAGTAAGTTCTTTGAAGTATGTCTGATTTGTCATCCATCCAAATAATACACAACACATTGCAAGGTCATCTGTATGACCTTCTTCTGCTTGAAAGGATTGTCCATGCTTGACAAATGTAGAAAACTCTGTTATAAGGTCATAATCGTTAATAACCAGTTTATCTGTTTCTATAAGTTGTTTAAGATTAGAACAACCTAACATCTTTACTGCTTTGGTCGTTCTTACACCTAACTGTACTTTACCCCCAGAGAAACCAGAACCAAGTATTTGACCAGCTCTACCACGCATAGATGCCATGATAAGATTATCATATTCTAAGTCATACTGCATTGCAGTTGCAACTTGTTCTCCAATATCATTTACCTCAATCATTACATATGCGTTGTTATACGCTTTTGCAACATCATGAATTACATTTGGAAATAGTAGGGGTTTGATTTCATTGTTACGATATTTTGCAACAATACGATAGGGAACTTCTGATACATCAAATACAAGAAATGCAGAATAGTCTTGTTCCGTTCCTCTTGCAACATCACATACAATAGTGTATAACCTATCTTTCTCTGGTTTTTTGTATAACTCTAGTCCAGCATTACGTTGTATAGGTTCGTCAAATACCATAGATTTAATCTTTGTTGGGTGAATAAGGGTATTGATAGACCCTAAGAATTCACACTCAAATTCACGATTAAATTGTTCTTGAGAAGTGTTTGCAATAGTCTCTTGTTTCCACTTTTCATCTCTGCCTGGGATTTCACTCCAGTGAACATCAATTGGATTGTAAGAGTTTTTACCACTCTCTGCATCTGACCAAAGTTTGTAGAAAAGATTCATACCATTGGGAGTTGATACGATAACAACCTTAGTATTTTTACCAGATGAAATTGTAGGATACACAGAACTAAAGAAATCCTCAGCAACATTGTGAGGTACGAAAGCGAACTCATCCAAGAAAATCATGTTATAAGAACCACCACGAACTGCACTTGAAGATGTAGAAGATGCAACAATACGAGAACCATTCTCTAAGTCCAGAGAACCTTTATTCCAAGACATTACTCCTTGTTGTAACCACTTGGGTAGGTTTTCATATGCAAGTTGTAATCTGGAAAGAATATCTCTTGCAGTTGCAGCTTTGTTTGCAAGTATCGCTACTCTCATTTGTTCGTTGAATAGGACATAATGTAAGATGTAAGATATAATTGTAGTTGTCTTACCAGATTGTCTGGGAAGTTTACATATAGTAAAACGATTGTTATGAATCGTTCCTAGTATTTCTTTTTGAAATGGGTATACATCAAAAGGAACAAGACCCTCATCCAGAGATACAATCTTGATGTATTTCTGACAAAAATACAGAGGGTCTTGCATACACTTTTGGTATTCAAGAATTTGGTCTTTAGTCCACTCTACTTGGACGTTTGCCTTTTTTAGAAGTGGATTACCAAGGTAATGATTAATATCTGTCATAACAGATATATTTATTCAGATGTTTCTGATGCCTTTACATGGTCAGCGTAAGCTTTCTTGACTGCATCAGTATGAAACTGTGCTGCCATTGCACGAACATCTGCACTTTCGTTTGCAAGGTCAGTTGAAGAGATGTCTGGTGCAACAGTGTGTCTGTGGAAACTTCTTGAAAGTTCTACACCATCTTCTTCAATAATTGTAGCAGTTCTTACTTGAATTATTTTGTGAGTACCCACTACTTCAATTTTATCTTGTTCTGTACGTTTTGTAATCGCCATTATTTTTCTCCTTTTGTCCACCCCTAGAATCCACTAGAGGTATAAAGTTATTCATCATTAACTGTTAATGATTTCGCTTTTATTCTTTTATTGATTTCGTCTAGTATTTCGTCACCCACTGTTGTACCATCACATGGAACATGACGAGTTTCACCATCAACATCCACAACAATATATTTAATTTTTGTATTGGGTTCTGTATAATATTTTGCGTTTTCTAATTTAGTTGTTTCACTTATCATTTTTATTTCCTTAAACTGGGTTTCTATATCCAAACAAACTCATATGTGTTCCAGCCATGCAATTTCCAGATGCAGTACTGATTACAAAACCTGTCATAAAATCATCTGGATTTGATACATCATATCTTCCATGAGCAAGTGTTCTTGTGAAACAGTCATCAGATGGTTCATATCCAACTAAATCTGATTGCACCCAAGGTCTGTAAACTGAACCTCTATCTGTATTAGTTCCTCCCAATACTGGTGCGTGAAGATTCCAGAAGTTTATTTCACCATGTATACCGCCTGCAAGGTTAGAATATATTTGAGTCCATAATCTTATATGAGTATTTGCATTAGATGTAGCTCTAGATAAACTGTGAGGGCTGGTTGAGTCAGAACGGTATCTATCTACTACCCAATAATAACCAGCTGCACTAACATGGGTGTTTGTAGAATATAACCATTGAAAGTTAATTGTATTGTTATTGGTAGCAGCTGGAGAAAAATATCCAATAATTAATTTGTAATAAAGGTAATTTGTTGAAAAACAATTTCGGAACTCTATGTTACCAGTTGACTGATTAAGGTCACCAGCAGTCGCAGAAACTTTGTTTTCAATAAGTTCCCAACCTTGCATGGACTTTGCAATTTTAGGTTGGGTAATATTTGCATCTGTGATTTTTGCAGTTGTTATTGCATTGTCAGCAATATTTGCAGTTTGAACTACTTCACCAGTGACAGTTCTACCAGTAAGGTCAACATTATTACTAAATGTAATATTACCAGAACCAGTTCTTGTTGCGATTGTATCTACTTTAATTGTTGACATACTTTTATCCTAATCTGCTTCATATATTACTGTGAAAGCTAAAGTTCCATTGCCCCAGTTTGAATGACTATAATAACCTTGTTGATAGTCATTTGCGTATACTTGTGGATTTCCTCCATACACACCCATAAAACCAGTATTAAGAAAAGTAGAATTACTTATAACAGTATTCATTCCTATAGAACCACCTTGCACAAGTGAAGCTCCTACACTTTTAGTTGGCGTAAAACTTAAACCTATATATGGATTGCCACTTCCCCCACTTTTTCCAGAAATAACTACTTTGATATGTTCAACTACTTGTCTGCCTACTTTAGTATAGTATCCTGTTACTGTGTTAGTTGATGCTGTTATTCCACTCACAGAACCACTTGCCCTATCTCCCTCTTCATAATCGTCAAGGGCGTTAGCAGCTGTATAACCAGTGTTATCAAAAACCACTGAACCATTAGTTCCGACATTTAAATGAATACCAGTATTGTTTGCGTTTTGAATGTTTCCAATGAGAGTGTTTGAAGGATTATAGTACAAACCAAATGATGCTAAGTTACCACCACCAGTATCTTTAAGGTGCATTGCTTGTGTTGCAGAACCATTAAAATTAATATTCATTCTATTATTTAAGGTTGATATACCAGTAACACCAAGTGTTCCACCAACTGTTGCGTTTGATGTAATTGCAGCTGTACCTTGTCCAGTAATATTGCCAGGCACCACAAGATTATGACCAGACCCTAGACTTACGTTTCCAGAACCAGCTACGTTCTCAATGGTATCTACTTTAATCTTGGATGACATTCAACTTTTCCTTATTCTTCAGCTGAGAGTTCTTTTGCAATTTTGTCAGAATTGTTTTTTGCAGTATCAACAACTTTCAGTTCAAACGCTTGAGCAACTTGTGCATCAGTTCCCACTGCAAGTGCAATAGAATTTTCATTGCAATGTGCAACTAGAGCTGCGATAATTTCATCTTGTGCAATACGAGCACGATTATGAATTGCATTATCACACCAATCTTGAACTGAATAAGCAGCATACTCAAGACACTTTACTTGCGTGTCTGATACTGTCACTTTAATTTCTGCCATGTTATTTTCTCCCATTTAATTTATTTATTACTCTAGTCACTTTAATTTCTGACATTATATTCTCTTATCCTACTAAAAATCCGTAGAAATAATTCCTTGGTGTTGACGCAAAAGTTGAAAAAGAACCAGAACCAGAATAATATGTGGCAACTGCATAATCATTTGCGGCCATACTATATATAAAATGAACTTGTATTTGGTCATATTGTTGTGATGCAGATGCATTACTACCAACGTATGCACCACCAGAACCAGTGCTGTTTTTACTAATATAGATAAGTTGGTCAGACCCAGAGTATGATTGGTTTCTAGTAATTGATAAACCAAACATATATTTTCCAGCTACTGGAGCAGTAAATTTACCAGTAGAATTGTCGTAGTGTCCACCATTGTTAAAACTTTGAGCAGTGCCACCAGAGTTGGCAAAGCTATTAAAGTAGCCGTGGCCACCGCTAGTCGCAGTCATAGTTGGTTGGCCATAAGCTAAAAAGGCTGGGTTTTTTGACTTAGTAACTTGACCACCAGTATTTACAACCAATGCATCATTTTGAGCAGCTGCACCAGATGGTTGGTAAATAATAAATGGATTATTATCATAACTTGATGTGTGTGTTGTTCTTAATGCAATTCTATCACTTACACCAGACTGCATTGCAAGTTGAGCAAGGTCTGTTCCAGAACCAAAGTTTAATCCAACAGTAGTTGACGCTGGAATTGTAATACCACCAGTTGTAGTTGTAACACCAGTAACACCAAGTGTTCCACCAACTGTTGCGTTTGATTGCACTGCAAGAGTATCACCAGATTCAATCTTAACTGTGTTTGCATCTCCACCAGATGTAAGTCCTGCTATTGTTGTTACTGTAATCTTACTCATGTCTATACCACCGAAAGTTCACCGTTGATTGTAAGTGTCACTCCACTAGCAATCGTTAACGGCCCAGCTGCAAGTCCATTGTTATTTGCATCAATGGTTGCACTAGTGTTTAATTCATTTTCATGGACACGAATAATATCTCCAGCACCACCAGAACCTTCTCCAAGAAATTTACCACCACCTAAACCAGATGCACTTACTCTTTTCAAAGTAGTTGCAGAGTTATCAAA